GGGACCAAGTGGGGGACCAAGTGGGGGACCAAGTGAGGGACCAAGTGAGGGCCCAAGTGTGGGCCCAAGTGGGGGACCAAGTGGGGGACCAAGTGAGGAACCAAGTGGGGGACCAAGTGAGGAACCAAGTGGGGGACCAAGTGAGGAACCAAGTGGGGGACCAAGTGAGGAACCAAGCTCGAAATGAATTCGATTCTGTTTCCTTCACGACTCAATTCAACGCCGGCGCATGGGGATTTTATGATTACTTTTTGGAAGTCTGCGGGATGGCAGACACGATTGCCAAAATAATCCCGTTGCGGGATCTCGCGCTTGAATCGAACTGGGTTTACCCCTATCAAAAAATCGCAATCATGAGCGAAAAACCGACCGAGATTCATATGATAAATGGGCGAACCCATAATGAATTTGGTCCAGCGGTCCTATACGCGGATGGTTTCTCTGTTTATGCGCTCAATGGCATCCGAGTTCCAGAATGGGCAATCGAAACGCCTAAGGACCAAATTGATCCAAAGCGTGTTCTTGCACTCGAAAACACTGAGCAGCGCATGGTTTTGATGAAACATTTAGGATTAGCGAAATTTCTGAACGACCTTAATGCAGAAATGATTCACCAATCGAATGGCTATCGACTTTATTATTTAACAGTCGAGAATAATAAGATTGGGCCATATCTTTATATGAAATGTCCTTCATCTGGCCGTGAATTTTTGGAAGGTTGCGGAGATCCAGAAAAATATGAATTTCTCGATCCCACGATAAAAACATGTGAGGATGCTTTGATTTGGCGCGCCCGAAAAGCATCGGGTGGACTAATGACTGAATTCACTCCAACTGAAAAGTGGGAATACCACTCATGAAGCGATTTTGGGAAAAAGTAACTATACTCTCCAGCGAGAGTTGTTGGCCATGGGCGGCTGGAATTTTCAAAGGCCTTGGCTATGGCAAATTTAATTACAAGGGCCGAACGGCATACTCTCATCGCGTCGCATGGGAATTAAAAAATGGAAAGATTCCTAACGGCATGGACGTTTGTCATTCCTGCGATAATCGCATTTGTTGTAACCCGGGACATTTATTTATTGGGACGCGCGCCGATAATATGAAAGACGCCTCTAGCAAAGGGCGAATTTTTGGTCAGAAAAAGACTCACTGCTCGCATGGCCATGAATATTCCTTAGAGAACACGTCCGTTAATTCAAGAGGGCGCCGAGAATGCCGCACTTGTTTGAAAAATCGCCGAGCCTCTCCTGCATATAAAACTTACATGAAAGAATATAGAATTAAATGTAAACAACCCAAGGAGTCCTTAAATGAAAAGCGTTAAATTTGTCGGCAACCAAGGCGATGTTTGTCTCTTTAGTCTTGATGATTTTCCTAAGGGAAAACGAATGCAGGACACTCTTACTAAAAATGGTCAGATTGCTCTCGGAGAAATCAGCGGACATAATCATGCGTTTGCTGATCCAACTGCTATTGATTTATTTAAAATTGATGACGGTAAATTTGAAGGGCTTAGCTTTTTTCAAACGAATAGACCCGCTGAGCTGGTGCACGGAAGAATTAAAGGTTTCCAGGGAAAAGAGAGTGATTCTGATTATCACTCTACGGCGAAGTTCGATGAAGGAAAGAAATTCATGACCGGAATCGTGGTTGAAACAGATTGGATCACAAAAACTGTTCGGCGTGTGATCGATTAGATTCTTCACCGAAAGATAAAAAAGGAGAAAACAAATGAAATTGAAATTGTTTCAAGTGGTGACCTTGCTTCACCCGAAAGTCGATAAGGACGGCGAAGCTGATCAGGACACCAAGATCATTAGTGAGGGAATAGAGACAGTATTGGCGGCTGACGACCGCCAGGCTGGATTGCTTGCGGCCCGTAAAATCAGCGAGGAAGAGATTAAGAACCTATCGCGAATTGAAGTTATTGTCCGCCCTTTTTAATCCTGCCGGAAGCGCCTCAAGCGGTAGGATTAATTGCGTCGGGGCAAATCGTTCAAGTTCAACCACAAGGTCAATGGAACATGGGCGCTCAGGGCAGATCGGCATCATTTCAGGGAGCGCAAATGGCAATCTTTAATTCGAGCCAGAATATGCAAACCTCGAACGCATTCAATGCGGCTCAATTGATAGGACAAGGACAATGATATATTCCGATCAAGGGCGTAGCGAAGGAGTAGATTCTGGTGAGTGAAATCTGGATGCCCGTCTTTCAATGGGAAGGCATTTACGAAGTTTCGACGCGCGAAACCTGGAGACATCTATGAAAATATATTCCGCACAGGAGGCTGTAAAATGATAAAAACGTATATCCCTAAATTGGTTGAAAACACTGACGACCAATACAAGTTATACGCGGGAAACTATGGGACTATGCTTTGCGGGGACCAGCTCGATGAAAAATTCGTTAAACTAGAATCTGTTTTGGCTGCGCTAGATTGCTGCGAAGGCGACATGGATCTTTTCGCGTTCAAGGTCCTTGGATCTGAGTGGCGTGTACGCTCCAAGAAAGAATCGCCAAAGTGACTATAGGTCAGGCCATTCGCAAAGGGATGTACGACAAGCGCCTTTCGGCTAGAGAGACCGCGCGGCGTGCAGGAATATCCAATTCAATGGTCAGTCAATATGCCCGTGAGCATGTTCATCCAACGTTCGATGCGGCGGCAAGGTTGGCCTTGGTTTTAGACTTCTCGCTCGACGAGGTGGCAAGTCACTTGGAAATAGATAATAGGAGAGAATCTTGAAAATAATAATGTCCCAGCAAATGCTTAAGGGTGAGATTGAACGAGCGACAATTGAACTTGCGAAGCTCATGCGCGGGGATTGGCGGAACGAGCCGTTTTCGCTAATCGAGCGATCATGCTCGGCCTTTGCCGATGCGTATGTAGCCCAACTGATCGAGCGCAATAAAGGATTCGTAGCCGATGACTTTGAATTGCTAGACTCTACAAGAAAGAATCTAAATGACAAGATCTGAGTGGTACCTCCATTGGAGAGAGGTTCGCAAAGCAAGGGTATATCCTTCATCAAAGGAGATAGCTTTGGTTCTTAAGGAGTTGTACGAGATTTATCTAACCGGCAAAGATTCTGTAAAATATGATCTTATCTCAAAATACGAACATAAAATTAGTGAACGATTGAAACGAGATCGGATTGCTCTTAAAAAGCTTGGCGAAGAACAAGCAAAACAATTATTTAACGATATTTTATATAAGAATCCATTTCTTGAAATGCTACCAAAAGAGCCAGACAACTGGGGAGGATATATGATTGTCCCTTTAAAGATAGATTCGGATAAAGAATCTAAATGAAACAGTGGTGGATTTTTAAAGAACACGGGGAATGGGCGGCTGTGGATTCTCTGAATAAATTGACCAAGAATTATCAGTCTGAGGCAATTCGCGTTGTTGAATATTTACCGGTTGCTGAGGTTATTCGCGACCTGATAATTCAGCTTAAGGATCAAAATAATATTCTTCCAGCTGAGATTGATTCCTTGGAAGATCTTTTACATTCTCAGACAGAATCTAAAAAATAATTCCCAAAAGCGCCACACCCGGTGGAAATAATTCCATACCGACTGCTCGTTCCGGGTGTGGCGCCTGCGGGTTTTCGCGTCGCGCATTTAGACACTTTAAAATTCATTTAATTTCTTCCCATCTCTCACCGATAGCCTTCGCGTGGAAGCTCAGCTACCAAAAAAAGCGCCAATAGCGCGACCGAGACGCCTTAAACCAGTAGATCTGGATCATTTAGAACTGAAATTGCTCGTAGTTTTGCGCCGCGAAGCTGATCGCCTGCTCGATACCAGTTACACCAAAAAACTCTCATCTCTATCGAGCAAAACCCTAGTTAATTATTTGAATTTACTGCGTGATTTGAAAGCTCGAAAAATTAAAGAGCTCGAAGAAATGACAGATGAAGAACTCGAAAAATTAGCAACAGGAGAACGAAAATGACCAATGAAGAAGCTTTTAACGTCGACCGCGGCGAGCGCGCGAAATACGAATCTGCTGCGTTAACCGATGAAATCCTACTTCCTCTCACCAAAGATGGCTTCAATTGCCTCATTGAGCTCGTGGCGAAGCAATATGGCCTCCCGGTCGAGCTCTTCGATGACTCAGTTCGATCCGTTTTCTGCGGATATGTCCATCACATCGATCGAGAGTGCAATTCCACGACGCTCGAGAAGCTCGGCCGCGTTCTGACTAAGTCCGTCGCCAATGCGATGAGCTGGACGATTGATCAAGAGATCAAAGACAAGGCACGCAAGGTCGCCATTGAAAAGCAGGCAAAGCAGCAAGAAGCCGCCCGCGCGGAAAATGAAAAAGCTGCCAAAGAAAAGGCCGAACAAAAACGTGCAATGAAAAGTGGCAAAAAAGTCACTTTCAAGAATAAATCCAATGAGAAGGCGAACTGATCCGAGACCATTCAGCGAGATCCAGGATGAATGGTATGCGAAAATCAAGGCCGACGGATTTGAAGATATTGAGAACCATTCTCATCCTGATAGGCCATTGAAAGAATGGCATTCGCAGAAATTTTTAAGCCAGCGCTCTCGGATCCGGCAGGAAGAGCGAGAGCGCTACAATGAGCAGATTCAAGATTTTCTCAATTATCACCACTTTGATGAAATCTGCAAACTCATGGTGAAGCATGGGAACAATACGCTCACTCCGAAAAAAGTAAAAACAATCATCGAGCTCCACCAGGCGGGCTTACCCCAGAGGAAAATTGCAAAAAAACTCAGGCGCAGCAGATGGTGTGTGCGTCTCACTCTGATCAAAGCACAAATCTGGATGAAATTGGCGGCATAATGGGACGATTCAAAACACATGAAGAGCGCGCGAGAATTCATCTCAAGAAAAAACAGCAGCGTGAATTCGATGCAAAGAAACTCGCAGCGCTTTCCGCGGTAATCAAAGAACGGAAAGAAAAAAAGAATGCAGCCGAGTGAAGAACTCCGTGTAATTCTGCGCCATTTTGATCCAGATACGGATCAAGGCGCGATCTATGCGACCTGGCGGAACTCGTTATTCTACAGCAGCGACCGAAAAAAGAAATTTGCTGCGGGAAGTGCTGCTGACGGCTGGTTCAAAAGACAAACTGCCTTAATTCGAGACACTTTAAGGGGCGCTAAGGTGAAAATAGCCTGTCTTGAATACGATCCATTGACAATCATTGGGTACTCTGTCGCCACAGGAAGTCACCTAGACTTCATTTATGTTAAAATCGAATACAGGAATCAAGGCATCGCCAAACTTCTGATGCCAAAAAATATAGAGACCGTCACTCCCGATTTGACCGAAATCGGCGCCGCCATTGCAAAAAAGAAGAAACTAAAAATCAAAGGAGAACAAAATGTCAGCACCCCAGAAAGCTCAGGAAGTTAAATCGCCAGCAGTGCGCCCTGGACTTAGAAACGTCGTCCCTTCAAAAAAAATAGATCAAGTAAAACAATTGATCGAATCGGGAATAGAACTTCGCATGGTTCGTTTTCATAATCCCGTAGCCTCAGCAATTGAAGGCACTCCGGAATATGCATATTACCATGCAGAGCCAGGCCTCAAGCCTCACCGCGTGGCAAGAATGTGGTTCACTCCGCATTGCTTAGTGCTCGAGCAAGTCGGCGTCTACAAACTCATGCCGCTTTCGGATATCGCGGAATCAACAGTACTCTAAAAATATGAATTCAATCGCGGCGAGAATTCTTGCGCGCCGCCAGCAGTTCAAGGCGGTGGCCACTCCATTGGCGCCGCTGAATATTGTCCGAGAACCACTTGGATTGGACCCAAGATTTCCAGCCCAAAATAAATTCATTCTCGACAACGCTTCATTTATCGATGCTCAATGCTCAAGACGCGCAGGTAAATCCAGCGGCTTAGCCATACGCTTTTTCAACACGATGAATAAATATCCCGGCGCTACATGCCGCTACCTCGCTCTTACCGGCGACAGTGCTCGGGACATTATGTGGCCAGTTCTCGAAGAGCTGGACGATAAATATAAAATCGGCCTCAAGTTCATACCAAGTCGGTTGACGGTGATAAATCCACTCGGCGGAAAGCTCCGACTTTATGGTGCAGATATGAAGAACTTTATTCGCCGGCTGAGAGGAAACAAGAGCCCCGGCACTGCCGTCGATGAAGCACAGGAGTTTGGTTCGCATCTCGAATATTTGGTGGACGATGTCCTTACACCTATGATGATAGACTTCCCAGATTCCTGGCTCGCTATAACTGGAACGCCCGGTCCTATCCCAATGGGATATTTCTTTGAGATTACGAATAATAAAAAGCATGGCTATTCACATCACGAATGGGATTTGTTGCAAAATCCATATTTACCGGATCCACAAGCCTTCCTAAACAAGTTAATCTCGGATAAACAATGGGATGCAAATCATCCGACTCTACTTAGGGAGTGGCGAAATAAATGGGTACTAGACCTTGAGTCGCTTTGGATCAAATATAAAGATAATGTTAACCACTTTGATTCTCTGCCTAGCAATATTAGACAGTGGAATTACATTCTCGGTGTTGATATCGGATACCGAGACGCCGATGCTTTTGCTGTCCTTGCCTGGTCTGAACATTCTCCTTCTACTTATCTTATTGAAGAGATTGTAACTAAAAAGCAGGACATCACTGGACTTCGCCAACAAATCGAAACACTTCGTAAATCATATTCATTTCACAAAATGGTCATGGACACTGGCGGGCTCGGTAAAAAGATCGCGGAGGAATTGAAAGAGCGATATGGAATTCCACTTGAAGCTGCAGATAAACTGCGCAAACAAGAAAATGTAGAGATTCTCAACGACGCTCTGAGATTGGGAAATTTCAAGGCCAATAAAGATGGACAATTCGCGCAGGACACATATCTGATTCAAGTCGATTGGGATAAATCAACTCCAGACAAAATCATCATTCGTAAAAAACCACACTCAGACATCATCGATGCTGTTCTTTACGCATTCAAAGAATCGCCGGCCTATCATTACAAAGATCCTGTAGTTATGCCTAAAGTTGGAACTGCTGAGTACGATCGGTTGCAGGAAGAACAACACGTCCAAGCCGCGATGGAAAAAGTTAAGCGCGACAATGAATTGCGCGACGGAAAAAATTCGTTCGGCAATTGGGTGAAAGATAAAAAAGGAATTCCTGATTGGAACAAATGGTAGAAAGGCCGCATTCCGCCCGGATCTTCACCGGCACGTTCCCGACTCCCCGGGCGGAGGCCACGCCTCATTATGGCTCACAAATAAAATAAAGCCCACCAGATCATGAGTATGAAGCTCCCTTTCATGCCCAATCCAAGATGGCCTATTTCAAAAGAACGTGAAGAAAAGGTCGCAAATCCTAGTTCTGACAAGCAGTTACAGGATCACTTGATAGATGAGCTCCTGCGCGCGCTCGAACATAGCGACATGGCCGGAATCAAAGACACGATCATCTCGCTCGCGCATTCGTTTCGAAATGAGGAACCAGATGCAATGTAAAATGTGCGGCGGCGGAATGCCCTGCTACGAACACGGCGGCGACGTCGAGTCTAGTGATGATACTGCCGATGGTGGCGACGATCTCATGGAATCTGTCGCCGGCGAACTTCATAGCGCCCTTGAACGCAAAGACAAAAAAGGAATCCTCGAAGCCCTGAGAGCAATCTGCCTCAGTTGTATGGAGTGAAAATATGATGGACGCAAAGGCCATGTCGGCCGCAATTCGCATGAAGCGCAAAAAGATCAAAGACGACGGTGTGGAAAACATGGTGGACACAGGCCCCGCACCCCAAATGAATCCACAGGACATCTACAATCAGAAAATGTACTCGCAAGTCGAGGATACAATCGATTCGCCAAAAAAATCCATGGCCCCTATGGATCCGGCCGACGGCGACATCGATGGCACGAGCCAATCAAAAGGCAAGCTCATGAAAGATATGGGACGCACCAAACGAATTCTTGGAACTCTCAAGATCGGATAATTGGTGTGACGACCAAAACAGTTGATCGGCTTTTACATGTCCTCAGGTCCCACGGCGTAAATCACTTCAAGACTCATGAAGTTGAAATAACGATCGGGCATCCTCCGGCCTTATCAGATCATACGACCGTGGGACCTGTACCTTCCCCGAAGTCTGATATAAAAATCCCCGCAACGGCTGCTGCAGCTCCTCCAACTGAGATGAAAATTCCCCATCATATCAATGAGGCCGCAAGGCTTATTAAATTAAGCGATGAAGATTTGGTTGATGAGCTGTTTCCCGAAGGCGCGCCGCCCAAGCGGGGTGAATAATGCCAAAGATTCAGCCACTAGAGCCAACAAAAAAAGAAATCGTCGTTAAAACGAAAACCACTTCGAAGATGGACGAGACAAATCGTTCATACAAATGGTGGCTTGCCCAAAAAGACGAAGAGCTGATGAAGCAGCTTCTTTCAACTACGGCATATTTGAAGAAAACGAGCCAGATCAGAATCAGACAGGCTTCGATTTATACGCGCCTCTTCAGCGGTAAGCCGCTTTATAACTATCTTGCCAATGTCGGAACTCTCGATAATTCGCAGCAGCTCCCTATAGGACGACCAACCGCCAATGTCTGTTATTCCTGCACAGACACCCTTACTTCTAGAGTCACACAGGACCGCCCAAAGCCCACATTTATCACCGACAATAGCCACTATAAAGAGCGTCATCTCGCGACCACCATGAATAACTTTATCCTGGGCGAATTCTTTCGCACGGGCACTTATGAACTCGGAGCACTCGCCTTCCGGGATTGTTGCGTGATCGGTGATGGAATTGTCAAATGGTATCCACAGAATAAAAAGGTTCATCTCGAGAGAACACTCTCAACTGAACTGCTCACTGATTACAACGACGCGTATTATGGAAATCCTCGCTCGCTAATTCAAATGAAGCTTGTCGACCGCGGAACCATGCTAGCTCTTTGGCCCGATAAGGCCGATATGATTCTCAAGGCCCAGCATGGGAATATCGATAATACTCCTTTATCCACCGAAACAGTTTCAGATCAATTCATAGTTTCTGAAGGCTGGAGACTACCAAGCTTCCAAGGTGCTGAAGATGGCCGGCATTCGATTGTATGCTCTGCGGGCGTAATTGAAGATGAGCGATGGGAAAAGCCAAAATTCCCATTCGCCAAGCTCGGGTATAATCCGAATATCGTGGGATGGCATTCGCAAGGCCTTTGCGAAATTCTCATGCCGACTCAAATGGAAATCTACAAAATGCTCATCATTGCTTCACAAGCAATTGAGCTGATGGGTGTTCCGCGCATTTTGATTGACGAATTCGCTGCGATTCTTGAAACGGCGTTCAACAATAATATCGGCTCTATCATAAAATATAAAGGAACTCCGCCTGAGTTCATCAATGCCATTTCCAATCCTCCTGAAATTTATGAATGGATCAAATGGCTAATTCAAAATTCTCATGACATTTCAGGAATCAGCGCTATGGCGGCTGGTAACAAATTACCTGCAGGCTTAGAGTCTGGTGAAGCGCAAAGACAATACGATGACAATCAAGATACGCGCTTTGCAGCTCTTCAAAAGCGCTATCAGAATTTCTACAATGAAATTGCGTATGGAATTATTGATACTGCTTCGGATATTGCCAAAGAAACTGGAGAATATTTAACTGTCTATCCCAATCGCGACGGTACTCGAGAAGTGGATCTTCCCGAAGCTGTCGTCCTGCGCGATACATACATTATTCAATGCTATGACGAATCAAGTCTGCCAAATGATCCAGCTGGCCGCATGGCGCGGCTTTCCGAAATGATGGCCGATGGAGAAATCACGCAATCTGAGTTCCGTAGACTTCGTCAGTCGCCAGATCTTCAACAATCTGATTCTTTGGCTAATGCCCGAGAAGAGAGGATTCTTAAAACTCTCGACGATATTGTTGAAAAAGGGAAAAAGGGATACGAGCCGCCCGACAACTTCTTGCTCGACCCTGAAGATTCGGCAACTCGGATAGCAACCGAATATATCAATAAATACTCGATCACCGATATTGAGGAATCAAAACTCCAGTTGCTCCGTGACTGGTTCACTCACGTCCAGGTCCTAAAACAAAAGGCTATGCCGCCACCAGTTCAAGCGCCGCCTGGCGCTCCGGCTCCTGGTGGTCCTGCTGTTGTCCCACCTCAGGCATCGCTCGCACCCACATCCAACGTTCGCGTTTAAAGAAGAAATAACGTCCTCAAGGAGAATCCCATGCCGACCAGAGAAGCCATCGTGACGAATCTTATTCCTAGCGATGTCCCTAAGCCAATTCCAGTCCGAGTCGTACAAACTAAGCCCCCGAAATTAAAGCAAGAACCAAAAACTGTTGAGCAAATTCAAGCCCAGCAGAACATCAATGGAACCGCTCCGACTGCAGATTCAGTCGAGACTGCAGATTCAGTCAAGTTGTCCCCGCAAATGTCTGCACTTGCACGCAAGGAACAGGCATTCCGGCAGCGCGAAATGGCTTTGAACCAGCGCGAAAAAGAACTCGAAAACAAATTGGCAAAAGCTGCTCAATTCGAACAGCTCGAAACCAAATTGAAAACGAAGGATTTTTCCGAAGTCGAGAAGCTAGGCGGAAACTACGAAGATTACACAAAGTATCTTCTAGATAAGCAAGCCGCTGAAGATCCCACATCCCAAAAATTCCAGGATTTAGAAAACAAAATCCAGGAAATGAAGAAGAAACAAGAAGAAGAATTCGACGCCAGATTCGAGGCTTCTAAAAACGAATATCGTCGAGAAATTAAAGCCGTTGTCGGCTCCAACCCTGACTTCTCAAGCATCAAAGAAACTGAGAATGAAGAAGCAGTTCTTCAACTCATCCTTGACGATCTTGATGAAGACAAAGAGACCACAATCGCTGAAGCCTGCAAAGAAATCGAAGATTTGCTCGTAGAGCAGGGACGTAAATTTACCTCACTTTCAAAACTGAAGCCGGCGCAAACGGAAGCAGCTCCGAGAGAGCTCCCGACGCCACGCCCGAGTGTGAAAACACTCACAAACCAAATGCAGCCGACGGCCTCACCGCCTCCGCTGAAACCCCTTCAGTACATGTCCGAATCCGAGCGCTATGCCGAGGCACGGAGACGGGCTCTTGCGAAAAGGGCTCAACAACAAGGAACTTAGAAAATGGGAACGCCAGCAAATCCAGCAACCGCGTATTCAAACGCGCAGGATAACATCGCCACACTGAAAGAGCTCTACAGTGATGATTCATGGGTGATGAAGGACCTGGTATTCGATAAAAATCCGATGCTCGCGCTCGTTGGCAAAGACGAGACTGAAATGGGCATGGGCGGTAAATCGTTTCCAGTGCCCGTGCAATATGACACAGGTGCCGGCAGGTCTGCTGCGCTCGGAACTGCGCAAACATATCAAACCGCTCCGCAAACCGTTGAATTCCAAGTCACTCGCGTTAGCAACTACTCTGTCGCGACACTGACCAACGATTTCTTGCGTGCTTCTGCTTCGAACATCGGTGCTTTCATGCCCGGTGCAGAACTGAACGTGAAATCTGCTTTCCGTAATGCTTCGAACGATTTAGCGCATGATTTGTTCAGCGACGGCTCTGGTACCCGCGGTACTTATGGAGTCGGCAACGGCTCGATTTCTAACGGTGTGATTACACTTGATGCCTTGGGCATGGTGTATCAGTTCGGCGTGGGCATGGCCCTTGTCAGCTTCTCGATTTCCGGCCAAACGCCGACACAATCGACATCTGCTGCTTTGGGATATGTTATCGCAGTCGATACAGGCTTGGGAACTGTGACAGTTTCTGCTACTCAAGGCGGCGCTGCCGGGACACCTTCGAACTGGTCGACTTCTTTCCCGTATCTTGCACAAGCCGGTGATGTGAATTTCATCAGCAATGGTTTGAATTCTGCAAACATGCTGAAGGCTGCTGGTTTTGCAGCTTGGATTCCCATTACGACTCCTTCGGGCTCTGACAATTTCTTCGGTGTAAACCGTTCGGTTTCACCCACCAAATTGGCAGGCTTGCGCTTCACGAGCGGTTCAAACGAAAGCATTCAGGATGCCCTGATTGATTGCGTGAACCAACTTGCAGCACAAAGCTCTGAGGCCGGTGACCCGGATTACATTTTCATCAATCCCGTTTCCTATCAGGTTTTGCTGAAGCAACTCACGAGCCAAGCAAACTATGTTTCGATCAAGCATGATGAGATCGACATCAGTTTCAAAGCTCTCGTGTTGCCGACTGCAAATGGTGAGATCGCAATTCTGCAGGATCGCAACTGCCAAGCCCAAACTGCCTGGGTAATCACCCTGAAAACTTGGAAGTTCAGATCGTTGGGCAAAACCCCGCAATTTTTGACCTTCCCCGGTTTTTACGATCAGATCGGCTTCCCGGTCCCCGGATCCGACGCTGTCGAGCTCCGCGTGGGTTACTACGGCAATCTGACCTGCAATGCTCCCGGCGCAAATGCATATTGCCCGCTAGCTCAGTAATATCCAGATTTTGGCCGGTACCAGGTAAAGCTGACCGGCCGCCTTTTTTTGAGATTCCAGCCCAACAGATCATTATCAGCATAGGAACACTCCTACGCGAGAAGCCGTAAACGGGACCAAGACGTCACTCGTCAAGCGGTAATTAAATCTCTGGCGTCTATGGGAGTCCCTATGGGTTCAGCCTTAGGTAATAACTATGGCAAGTCTTATTCATTTCTTTCCAAACCAGTACAGCTTGACCTGAATTTCATTGTCGACGCGACAAACGGCAATGGTGCTGGCGTCCGCTCAGTCAAAGGGCAAGGCGTAAAATCAGTTTTCATGGCGACTTCGGCTTCGATGACCGGAACTGTAGCCACGAGCGCAAATCAGATTACTTCAATCACCGGTGGCACTTCGAGTCTCACGGTCGGCATGGCTGTGGCCGGCACCGGAATTCCTGCCGGGACAACAATCACCTCAATTATATCCTCGAGCGCTGTTGGAATTTCTGCCACTCCTACGGGCAATCATTCCAGCGAAACGATCACTTACACTGCGGCTGGCAGCCCGATGGTCAACACCGGAGTTTCTTCGGCTTCCGTTGGCTATGCTCTGATTCATCTCCGCTATAATTATTATCGCGCTTATGCAGGCCCCTATAATATTCTTTCGCCAAGCACCGGTGGGACTGTCGCAATCAACAGTACTTCACTGACTGTCGGCCAACCTTATATTATTGCATCTGTCGGCCATGGCGCGGCCGGCGCGGCTACTTATGCTCCCGTTGCTGACTCCGCGGGCTCTCTCGCGGGAACGTATTTCCTTCTCTTTGATTCATATGGAAACACCTATGTGATTTGGTTCTCGGTAACGGGCGTCGGCGGAGTTCAGCCCGCCGGCGTCGGTGGAATTCCAATTCAAGTCACAATTGCTTCGGGTTCGACTGCTTCTCAAATTACGACCGCAGTTAGTAACGCAGTTTTGTTGATTTCTTCGGCGATCGCCGGCGTTCAATTGCCATCTGGCGTTGCTCCATTTACGACTTCTGGTGGCGGCACGGCCACTTTGACTTTTACGAGCACTGCAAATCTTCCTCTGAATGGCCCCCCCCAAGATGGCGCAGGCTCTTTGGCTACAGGTTCGACATTTGCCCTAACTGTGTACAATACCAATCTCCAAAACTGGCAGGGTGTTGGATTACCCAAAGGCGTGACTCCCAATGTGGGCGCAAGCTTCATTGCGACTGCCACGGGCTCGAGCACTGGTGGCGGATCTACTGGAACAGTAGTGGCAGTCGGCGTATCTGGAATTATCTCGCTCGAAACGATTGGCGACCCCAATCAAAGCATTGGACCAATGCCCATGGGCGGAAGTCCCAATGTAGGGAGCTGGATTCTCGTTCAGTTCTTGGCGCCGACAGTTTCTGGTTCGGCCTATGACACTCCCATGATTCCCACTGCGCCCGCGAATAATACCGTAATTTCGATGACTCTCTATCTTGAGCAATCAACTGAAGTCGGCGGGAACGGCGAATAATAACGGGGGTTTAGTTTGAGCATCAACGCTCTGACTTCTATTCCGCAGAATGCTGTTCTCACGACAGGTAATGGACAAAATTATCTGTCTTGGGAACAGGTTGTGGGCGCGACCGGGTATACCGTTCAACGTTCTACAACTGGCATTTATGGGAGCTTCACAACTCTCGCGACTTCAGCGGTCAACAATTATCTCGATACTTCTGTTTCATCTGGAACGCAATATTGGTATCAGATCGCATCTAACAATGCTTCGGGTACCAGTTCATTTCAAACCCTAGGCACAAACGGCCTTGCACTTACGATCACCCCCTGCCTGCCCGGGATGATCAATCTCGGATATCTCCGATATATGTCAAAACTTAAGGCAGATAAGCTCAACTCCGAGTTTTTGACTGATGATGAATGGAATTTCAACATCAATCAGAGTGCTTTTCGCCTCTATGATTTGTTGACAATAAAATTTGGTGATAAATATTTTTTAGCCCCCCCCTTACAAATTCCTACGGCTGCATTCACTGTTTATCAGGGCATGGCCTTAGTTCAGCTTCCAAATGGCCTGCTTTACAATAATGCGCCTGCATTTTTCAAAGTAGCTGGCGTCGATGTTTCGGTAAATCCGAGCAATGGTCAATGGTTCACGCTCCCAAAATTCAATTGGATGGATCGCAATCGTTATGCGACTCTCCAGCTTTCAGGAACTGTCCAAAGCATTTATGGTCTCGCATATTGCGATTTCGGACAAAATCTATATTTCATTCCGCAGCCACAGGCCTCACTCTATATACAACTTTGGTATGTCCCGATCATGCAGCAGTTGCTTTTAGACACAGACATGCTTCCTTTCAGCATTTCTGGATGGAGCGAGATTGTCATGGTCGATGCCGCGATCAAAGCTCTCGTAAAAGAGGAATCATACGACCAAGCCCAAGCTCTGGTGACTGAGCGAACTGGCCTAATCGATCGCATTCAAGAAACGGCGGCAAATCGTGACGTTGGCCAGCCCAACACCGTCACGAATTCTCGCGCTCGCGCAGGTGATCAAAACTTTGGCTCTTTTGGTGGATTTGGAACAAGCGGATTTGGGAACGGGTTTGGTTGGGGTGG